CAATCCTCTTATAACTGAGTATGAAGGGAGTAGTTGGAAAGATTATCCTGATCCTAATTATCAACCTACGGAGGAAAATCCAAACTTTAATGATTCACGATATAGGGGAGATAGAAATACTATAACTGGATGAAAAAATTAATTTATATTGAAGAGAATTTTCTCACTCCTGATGAGTGTCAGAAATTTATAGATTTTTCTAAGGCAAATAAGAAAGAAATGCCTTATGGATCTCCTGATAGAGGAGGAGATACTTATTTAACTACTGTAGAGTGGAAAAATCAAGGTGCTTCCTATTATGGTGGGGATGTGGATTGGTCAGAGGTTACATCTTTAGGTAAAGATGTGGTTAAAAAAGTGAATAGTTTATGTGAATCTTTTGATAGTGAAATTAATTTAGATTTTGTTGGAGTAGTAAGGTGGCCAGTTGGTACTTTTATGAAACCTCATACTGACAATAATAATAATCACCCTAAGGATGTATTTGCAGCAATGCTTTACCTTAATGATGATTTTGATGGAGGATATACAATTTTTGAGCATTTAGAAGTTAAACCTGAAGTTGGAAAATTAATTGTATTTTCTAATTCTTATTATTTGCATTATGTGAACAAGGTAGAGGGATCAGAGAGATTTGTTCTTTCTTTCTGGTTTAATAATGCTAAATAAACACACTGACTTTATAAAGATGGAAAAAGTATTGAGAGGCGTATTGAATGTCGATGGTTCTGGTAATAATCCAAGACATTTGGCAAATTCTATTTTATTACCTGATGATTGGGTGGGAGTAATTGATCCAGATAGTATTCATGTTATGCTTACTCCTATTGGATATGTTCAAGATTTAGTAGTGGATAAGATTGAGTGGGGTAGAAAAATTGTGATCAAGTCATGTAATGCAGCAAATATTCATTGTTATTATCAGATCACCGCTCAAGTAGTTGAGGTAGCTCAAGCCGCTTGACTCTTTTCATGGTTTCCCTTATAGTATTCAAAAAGAGTAGTTTTCATGGATGATGAGTATTTAAGTAAGTGTGTGGTAGATGTTAAAGGTAGAACAGTGTATCTTTATTCTAGTGAAGGGGTTGAAAAATCCGTAAAGTGTGATACAGTAGAGGAGTTCATGGGGGTTCTCCAGTTTGTGCGGGAGACATGCCCTGAAGAGAGGTTATCTTATTCAGATCCTCTCATGCCAGGAAAAAGCGACTTTTAATTTCAAAAAAGTCGGAAAAAAATCCTCCAAATTTTTTCACCCAATTACCCTTTTGCTGAAGTTTTATTATGGCATTACTTTCTTGGATTGGTCTTGGTGTTGTTATCGGCATCTTTGCTACAGTTCTCTTAATGAATTGGTACAACCCACACTAAATAAGTTCGGAGGAAAAGCATGAAAAATGAAATACCTCATACACACAAAGTATTGTTGGTATGACAAGGGAGATAAACTTGTCCTAATGTATTTCATACAAAATATGCCTTTTACATTTGATGAACTTCCTTCCATTGCTAAGGATGATCCAGAAATAGTGGAAATGGCAAATAGTGAAAAAAGATGGAAAGAAGAAGATCTTTATAAGGCATATCAGTATTTGATGACAGAGGAGTGTCATCCATTAAATTTTGAGTTAGAATTAGAGAATCCGGAGTTGATGCCGGTAGATTGATATCTCTAAATAATGTATGGATATAAAGCTCTGGTATTCTAAGCATATGAAGCAATGGCGTTGGACCTTTGTGGATCCAGCCAGTGGTAAACAAGAATCTGGACAACAGTATGATTTACGTATGGCAATGAGTGATGTGGCAGCAACTGTAGAACAGATGGTAGATTCCTATGAATATGAAGGAGAGTATGAAAGCTAAATAATCCATAACACGAACTATAGTGCTGTTAAGATGGGTCTCTCCAGATTAGATAATTTCCTGAAGTCAACTAGAGGAAATATACTTTATGTAAATCCCAATGACCTAGATGCTACAGATAGCATTGAAAATCAGGGTAATTCACTTACTCGTCCATTTAAGACGATCCAACGTGCATTAGTTGAAGCATCAAGATTTTCCTATCAGAAGGGATTAGATAACGATAGATTTGGTAAAACTACAGTATTGTTGTATCCAGGTGAGCATACAGTAGATAATAGACCTGGATGGATACCCGATGGAGAGAATAATTTTAAATTAAGGAATGGAACGTCTTCTGATGATTTTCCACCATTTGATCTTACTTCTAATTTTGACTTATCTTCCCCAAATAATGAATTATACAAATTAAATAGTATTTACGGGGGTGTTATTCTTCCTCGTGGAACTTCAATAGTTGGTTTAGACCTTAGAAAGACAAAGATAAGACCTAAGTATGTTCCTAACCCAGAAAATGACAATATTGAGAGATCCTGTTTGTTCCGAGTTACGGGCGGGTCGTATTTGTGGCAATTCTCCATGTTTGATGGAGATCCCAACGGAAAAGTATATAAAGATTATACAACTAATGAGTTTGTTCCTAATTTCTCCCACCATAAGTTAACATGCTTTGAGTATGCTGATGGTGTTAATGATGTTAAGATCAATGATGAATTTATAACAGATTTCACGACTGACAGAACTGATCTGGAAATGTATTATGAGAAGGTCGGTTTGGCATATGGTCAGTCTTCTGGTCGTGCGATTGAACCGGATTATCCTTCCACTAATATTGATATTCAACCAAAAATCGATGAATATCGTATTGTTGGTTCTACTGGCAAATCTGTTGGTATTACCAGTATTCGTGCAGGAGACGGAACAACCGCAAATACCACAATTACGGTCACGATGGATAGTGCCATTACGGGACTGGATGTAGACACTCCATTCCGTATATCTGGTATTTCTGCTGATGGATATGATGGTAAATTTGTTGTATCTGGAAGACCTAGTACTACTACTGTTGAATATGAGGTTCAAAACTCTCCATCTACAGCAAATCCATCTGCAACAGGTGCAACATTAACATTATCCTCTGATACTGTTACATCATCTTCACCATATATCTTTAACTGTTCACTAAGATCAGTATATGGTATGTGTGGTATGATTGCTGATGGTAAGAAAGCCACTGGATTTAAATCCATGGTTGTGGCACAATTTACCGGCATCGGTCTTCAGAAAGATGATAATGCTTTCGTTAAATTTAATGATAGTGACGTTCCTTCTGGTAATTATGATACCAGTTTAACAGTTTCTAACTTAAGCACTGATTCTAAGGCAATTTATAAGCCAGGATATAAGAACTTCCATATTAAAGTAACCAATAATGCAGTTATTCAGGCAGTTTCTGTCTTTGCTATTGGTTATGCACAGCATTTCTTAACGGAGAATGGTGGAGATATCAGTCTTACCAACTCTAACTCTAACTTTGGTGCAGTAGCACTTTCCTCTAAAGGATTTAGAGATACTGCCTATAATCAGGATGATGTAGGATATATTACGCACATTATTCCACCAAAAGAAGTTCCTTTAACTCAAACTGCTATTGAGTTTGAAGCGTTAGATGTTAATCAAACTCTTAATTCAGTTTCTGCTGGTGTTGGATCTGATGGAAATCTATATCTTTATAATCAAACTAACCAAGACTCTAAACCTGAGAACGTTCTTGAGGGGTATCGCATAGGTGCCAAAGAGAGTGATCAATTAAAACTTCTAGTTTCTTATGGTGGCACGGTAACTGAGTATAGTTCTCGTATTATTATGGATGGTTATAAAGCCACCAGTGGAGAGGATTTAACTCAGGTCAGTTCAGAGAAGATCTTTACTGTTAAGCAGAGTGCAACTGGTATTAACAGTATTGGTGAGAATAGTGATGGTGGTAATGATAATGTTATTACCTTTACTGCACCACACTCCTTTATTAATGGAGAATCTGTGCGTGTAATTGGTGATTCAGGTCAAATTCCTGATGGATTAGAATCAAATACTGTATATTATGCTATTACTGCTGGATCTGGTATTGCAACAAACACTAATATTAAGGTTGGTAAGACCTTAAATGAAGCATTAAATGACACTGCACTTGCTATTAATAATAAAGGTGGTCTTCTAAAAGTTATTAGTAGGGTATCTGATAAACTTCCTGGTGATAAGGGTCACCCAATTCAGTGGGGTTCTGGTAAGTCTCAATGGTATATTAATGTTGCTACTGCTTCTACTGAGAATACAATTCAGTCTACAATGGTTGGATTGGGTTCAACTGGATTAGGTAGTGCAACTACAAGATCTTATATTGAAAGAAAGACAGATAATAGAAATGCGGTAGATACTCTCTATCGGATGAGATATGTTATTCCATCTAGTAGTGGTATCACTGTAGCAAGACCACCTGCTGATGGATATATTATTCAGGAATCTGGAACTGGTATTGGTGCAACTAATGGAGAGGTTCAGACTTACTTTGGAAGTGGATCTCTTTCTAATGTTAATGAGCAAAGGAACTTTAGCTTCATTAGCACATGTACTTGGGATAATACCCATGTTAATGTTATTACCGAACTTCCTCACCATTTATCTGTAGGATCTAAGGTTGAGTTGGTTAATATTGTTAGCACGGCAAATACTGCAGGTACTGCTGGAACTGGATTTAACAGATATTATGATGTTGTTGGAGTAAGTAGTGCAAGAGGATTCTCTGTTGGTT